CCTAAGTAACATATCTCAAAGATAATAAATGCTATAAATTCGTTAATCGTTGTCATCCTTTTTTCCCTTTGAAAGTACTAATAATTTCTGAAAGAATAGTGGTTATTAATGTGTGCAATATTAAAATATATCCAACTATTGTTATTGCATCCATTAATCCACTTTTTATAAGTCCGAAATATTCGGTTAGCATTCTCACTCTTCCTTTCTATAATCAATCATTATTTAACCTTAGAATACTTATTCATAAGAAACTCTTGAGTATCATTTAATATCTTTGTCAAATCCTCTGGGGTTACTTGTTTATCAGATTTCCTAACCTCTATATTTAAAATGATATTTCCTATATTAGAATCTATTTGTGAGGCTACTGGATAATCCTTTTGTATAAATGAATATCCTATAATATTTACATCCATGATTATCTCACCTTATTTAATCTCTTGAACTATAGCTTCTTTTCTAAGAAATACTTTAGCTCTTTCAAGAATTACCTTTGCTTTCCAATATGGAACATTATGTTTTGCTAATACGTTAATGATTTCATTTCTAATTAGCTCTTCCTCTTTCAAACCAAATGTATCTCTGGTTGCAGATTCTTTATATATTCCACCTTCTACTGTTCCTTTATTATGAAGATATGTTAATTCTACTGTCATTTTATTTTCTCCTCCATTTTGTTCAGTTGAATTGAACTTATTCATTAAAAAAATATAAATGCACTTTATTAACTGGTATTTTTAATAATTCCATAGCCAACTTAATTTCTACATCTTTCCATCGTCTAACATTATTAAGTTTTAAAGATATGGATCTTTCTGATAACTTCATATCTTTTGCGAAATTACTTTGATTACCATAAATTTCGACTATTCTACCTAATAATTTATCATAATTGAATTTCATTATTTCTCCTTTCTAATATCTTTTGTTCAACATTATTGAACTTTGTAATTTTATTATATTCTATATTTTTTAAAAAGTCAACACAAAAATTCAAATACTTTGAACTTTTTTATTGAACTTTTGTTCAACTAGTGGTATTATTATTATAAAGGTAAAGGAGGTGGTATACATGGCGACATTTTCTGAAAGATTAAATCTTATTATGAAAGAAAAAAAATTAAGACAAATAGACATTCTAAATTTAGCAAAACCATATCAAGAAAAATATAATATAAAATTCAATAAAAGTCATTTATCTCAATATGTGAATGGAAAATTCAATCCCGATAATGAAAAGATATTTCTTCTTTCCAAAGTTCTTAATGTTTCGGAAGCATGGCTATTAGGTTACAATGTGCCTCGTACAAGAGAATCTGATACAGTAGAAAATACATTAATAGAAAAAATATCTACTACCGTTGTAAAACTCAATGAAGAAAATCAAAATAAAACGTATCAATATGCTAAGAATTTACTGCATTTTCAGAATCGTACAGTTCAGGAAGTTTCTATAAAATATAAACCTAAGGAATTAACTGAAATTTTAGTAACTGAAAAAGTTGCTGCTGGTGTTGGATATTCTTATGGTAATAATGAAGTAACATCATTCTACACAGATCGTGATGATTTAATGCAATATGATATGGCAACACGTGTATTTGGAGATAGTATGGAGCCTGAATTGTCAGACGGTGATATAATTCTATTAAAACAAGGTTATGATAATGTAAATGGTGACATCTATGTTATAGATTATGATGGGAAAAGTTATGTAAAAAAATTATATAATGATGGAAATCGTTTTGTATTAAAATCTATTAATAAAAAATACTCTGATATTATAATCTATACATCAGATATTCAAGACACATATTTCAACATTGTAGGTAAGGTCGTAGATAGCTTTACTCCTATTGAAAAATAAAATATTAAAGGAGATATACTAAAATGAAATCGAAAATATTATTAAGTTCTGTACTAGCTACTTCTATTATTATTAGTGGCTGTTCAACAAAGACTGAAAATACAACTACCCAATCTGCAGCTACTCCTCAAACATCTAATAATGATAAACAAAGCACTATTATCAATGAAGGTGGTCTTCATTCTGAAGAAAAATTTAAGAAAGAAACAAGTGTAAGTAAAGAAAATAATGCATTCAAAGTCACAATAACTGGAATCAAATTATCCACATTATCATTTGATAATACTTTTAATGCACAACGATTACAATCTGCTAAATTAGAAGCAAATACTGAATATACATCTGTACTTCTAAGAATTAATATTGAGAATAAATTAACTAAAAATGCTGATATTAATCCTAATACTAGTCATTTACTAATAAAAGATACTAAAGAACAAGTTGAACAAAATCAATATATAGCAGGTTGGAAAGAAACAACTTATTTACCTGGAGCAGAAAAAGAAATGACTATTTTATTTATTGCAAAAAAATCTAAAGTAAATGATATTAAAAATATTTCACTTAATATAGATTCTCCATATACACAAGGTGATTACACTAGATATGAATCATTAACTGTTGATTTAAATAATATTCAATAAATCAACTATTAATTTACAGTAAATAAAATATATGTTATAATGATATCAGATTCGAGGGCTATGCCCACCGTGAAGAAGTCTTGTATCATTAGATAAAGGCTTCTTTTTCTTTTTAAACTAGTCAAATTCGACCAGTTTAGACAAATAAAAAACTCTACACTAACAAGCGACCAAACTAGATAGTGTAGAGATACAACAAGAATTTTAATAAAATAAAACTCTCTTTTATTATATCATAAAAGGAGATGAAATAAATGAATAAAACATTAGAAATTTTAGAGATTCCTAATAGCACAAAATATTGGCTAGTAAGAGCTGGAAAAGGAGAAGAATACGATGATTTTAAGAAATCAGGTATAATAGGATTGAGATATGATAAATTAACTTTAGATCAAATAAATTCAATAAAGAATAGAAAAATTGAAGTTAAAACATATACAACTTATACTAATAAAAATGGAAAAGTTATAAAAAGAGAACGTTCTCCAAAAGCTATTGAAAAAGATAAATCTAATTTTTATAAATCCCTCTATAAAAAACAGCTTTCATTACACTATAAAAAATCTAATAATTCTATTTCTCAGATAGCATCTAGAATTGAAAATTTTGTACAGAAAATGAATATAGGTGATATTGTAGTTGTTCCCTATATTGGTTCAAGAAAATTTTTAATTGGTGTAATTACTAGTGATATCTATGAAATTAGTATAGAAGAACAACAAAAACTTAAACAAATAGCTCAAAATGAATATGAAGCCAAACTAAAAAAATATGAAGAATTTCCAAAAAAACTCAAAGTTTCAATTTCTAGGAAAAGAAGAAATATACATTGGTTAAATGAAGTTGATAAATCAGAATTAAATCCTAAATTATATTATACCATCAATATGCATCAATCAATTATTGATATCAGTGAATTCGGTTCATATATTGATAAAACTATTTCGGCATTATATATTAAAAATAATAAATTACATTTACCATTAAAAGTATCCACTCAAAAACCTGTTACTTCTGAATTATGGGAAAAATTATTTAAATTAATAAATAGAAATAAAAAAGATGATGAGGCAGCTGAAGTAAAAATATATGTTGAAAGTCCTGGAGTTTTTGAAATATCACAGTTTTTACAAGAAAATAAAGAACCTATAGCTGTCTTTATTGCTATGATTTTTGGTGAAATTGATATAAAAGGTATAAAAATAAAAGGCTTGTTACCTTACCTGAATGAAAGAGCAAGAAATAAAGAGGAAATAAGAAGTAAGAAATTAGACAATGATTTCAAAGAAGAAAACAATAAAATTACACTCGATATTAATAAAGAAAAATTAGAAAATATGAGATTAAAAAACGAAAAATTAAAACAAGAATTAAAAACATTAGGTATCAAATTAAATACACCTAATTTGAAAAACGAAAATCAAGACCAAACGCAAATGGATTCTGATGACTCGTCGGATGAGGTGTAATTTTCAATAATATCATTAGAATAAAAAATATAAATAATATTAAAGATAGAGATAAAAAAAACAATATAATTTTTAAAATAGAATACATTAAAAAATATCCAAATAAAACTTGAATAATAGCAATTAATTTTCTCATTATTTTCACCTCTCATAAATTATATATATATATACTATATCATTTTAACAATCATTAGTAAATGAAAAGCTATTTACAAAATAAAAAAACTCCCCCGTCCGCCAAGATAGTGAGAGTTTTTGTCAACTGTAAGTCCATTTTGAGCGTTAATATATCGTCATATATTAATAGGATTCTCAAAACTACTTAAGATGTGGAGCGAACCTCGCTCATTTAGTTAATTATAACACACATCTTAATATTTTAAAAGAAAGGATGTGTATTTCTATGTGGATAGAAGAACAAAAAAACGGAAAAGTAAAATATTGTGATCGAGTAAAAGATATTTCTGGGAAACTAAGAAAAATAACTGTCACAATGGATAAAAAAAGTAAAAAAAATGAAGATATTGCAAGAGAAATACTAAGAACTAAGGCTCAAGATTTAAGGTATGTAGTAGATAATAATATTACATTTTTTGAGGGATTAGATATAGTTTTTGAAAAACATTATAAAAATGCCCGAACAAACACGAGGCATAACAATAAATCTATTATAAATTTAATTAAGAAAAAGGGATATGATATTAAATTAAATTTAATCAATGCTAGATACTTAAAAGATGTAATAGAAAAATGCACTACTTCAGATAAATATTATAATGAAGTTCTTAGAAGAGTAAAAGTATATGTTCGTTTGTTATATAAATTTGATTATTTGAAAGATGTAAATTTTCTTGATAAAATGGACTTGAAGAAAGTTGAGACTAAAAAAGATAATAGATATCTTGAACAAGATGAGATAGATATACTCTTAGATCAATTAGATCATAATATTAGATATAGAAATCTTGTAGAATTCCTTATCAACACTGGATTACGAATAAGCGAATGTCTAGCTTTAACATTTGATGATGTTGAAGGAGATATACTAACAATAGATAAAAGTTTAAATAGGAATAGAGAAATAGATTTAACAAAGACTGGTAGCTCTAATAGAAGAATATCATTAAATAAAAGATGTTTAGAGATAATAGAATCACAACGAACAATCAGTAACAATTTTTCAATTACTCTATCAGATTTTTACAACAAAAATAATATTATATTTTTTAATACTGTTGGTACATACTGGATAAAAGAAAATATAGGTACATACTTAAGGGAACATACTACAGTTTATTTTACATTACATATGTTAAGACATACTCACGCTAGTTTGTGCATTGATAAAGGAATAGATGTTGAATTAATTGCAAAAAGATTAGGTCACAAAAATTCAAGAGTAACTAGAGAAATATATATTCATAAAACAAACTTACAACAAGAATTAGAATTTGAAAGCTTTAGAAATATTCAATTCTAATTGCCCCTAAACTGCCCCTAAAATAAAAATAGCGTTGTTAACTTCCTAGTTTAACAATGCTTTTTGTATGTCGATGAACACCTTGGCGTGATGATAATCATTAATTTCACGAACCTTGATTAACTGTTCAGTATTATCTGATTTTCTATTACCTTCTTTAATTTTTCCAAAATTCTGTCTAAAACTAGATACATTTTCTGCTTTAGAATAACAAATTAAAGTTTTTGGATTTAATTCTCTTAATATTCCGGCTACTGCTTTAACTGATTGAGATGTTTCTACTAATTGTCGAGCAATAAATCCTGTTAACTCTTCATCAGAAAATTCTTCAGTTCTTACTAATCTATTATATTTCTCATCAGTAATTAGACCTTTTTCTTTCAGGAATTTCCAGAATCTTCTATTACTAGGTGTTTGAATATCACTTCCTAATGGATATCTGTCTGTTTTAGCTGCGTTATATTCTCTTTTTACTAATACAGTATTTGTAAAACTGTCATCCTTCACTTTACTTTGAGGGTAAATATAGTTAACTGTCTTTATTCTCGTTGAATATGCGTTAATACTCACGTTTTCGCTACTTCTCTTTCTCGTTTTTCCACGAAAAAAAACGTGTTTTCGAGAAGTTTTGCCCCTATTTTGTCCCTTGCACTGCCCCTAAAAAAAGAGATAGCATTACCGCTGTCTCTCCTATGTAAATTTTGAATTCTACTAACAAATTTATTATACACGATTATCTTTATTTTCGCTATAAATTTTAATCAATTCTTGCATATCTTCTTCAGTAGCATACGATTTTACAAATACCCTTGCTGTTCTTCTATAACTATTAATTCTTGTTTTTTCCCTGTTACGTTCTTCATATTTTCTTGATGCTCTTTTTTGTGCTTCAGATACTTTGTTCATGTCTCTTCTCCTAATTTTTTCTATAATTATATCAGAAAAACAATTTTAATGAAAGAGGGAGAAAGCTCCCTCTTTAGTATAATTATCTATCTCCACTTAATAACATTTAAATCACCTCCTTAATTAACTATCCAAGATTTTGAATGTGTTCTATCTTTAAATAATTCTGCTATTCCAGTTTGTTGTTTTAATCGTAGCACTTCTTCTAATGTCATTCCTAATTCTTTTGAAATGTCATTATCATTCCAACCTTTTTTAAGTAAATCAACTACCATATCTGCTTGTAAGTCTACCTTGTGGACTCCTCTTGCTCGATTATGTCTTACTGTACTTGCCATTCTTTGCTTAATATCTTTATCAATAACACTAATCGCTACTACATCTGACTTGAAATAATCTTTGACAATTGTATAACGGTGGAATCCGTCTACAATAACATATTTATCTATTTTTTCATCGTAAAATGTTACTACTGGCATTGTTAATCCGTCCTCTAAAATAGATTTATATAACAATTCCATTTCTGGCTTAGCTACTTTGTTAGGATTATAATTATTTGCTACAACCTTATCAATTGATACTAGCTTAGGTTGCATACATGGAAATTCTAATTTCTTCATAATATTTTACTCCATTCTTCAATTTGTTTTTTCTTTTTATCCTCATATTGCTTAATAGCACTTGCTGTAGGCACTGGAATACCATTCCCCCAACCATTTAATAATAATTGCTTACACTGTCCTCTATAAGTTCTCTCATGATCAGGTTGATTAGCAAACCTTTTTATAAATATGTCCTTATGCTCAAGGGGGGTAGTTTCTAATAAGAAATCACGATATTCTTTCCATGTCTTAAACTTAGAAGGTAACTTTTTAGTGTCATACATGACATCTTCTTTTGAATACCTAGCAGCAATATGAACACCACCTATCCTTTCAAGTAAAGCATTGTATGTATCAGGTTCGAATTCTGGAAGTGAGGATAAGCATTTAAAAGCGTGGATATGAATTAAATTTGATACTCTCATTTCATTCATTCCGAAATTTAATTTATACATGAAATCATATATTTTATTGTAAGGTACGTTATTTTGTGCAATATATATCCATATATCCTCGAATGTCCAATCATACAGTGGATATACTTTAATTTTACCTTTTGTGTTCGTAGTCCACATTAAATCATCTATTCCAGGATATTTAGTTACAGCTCTGAACCTATTAAGACTTTCTTCTGCTCTTAAACCAACTAAAAAGCAAGTTTTATCCTTATCCCATTGTTCCTCAAACCAATCAATAAAATCATAAAATCTGCTATTGTACTCTGCTTTAACTTCATGAATAGAAATATCACTTTTCGGTCGCATCCATTTTTCACCAATACCCCAAGCATTTAAATATTCTTCTGTATAGCTTGTTACATTTCTCATTTTAATAGGTACTTGATACCAATATGGAACTACATTAGGTAATCTCATGTAATAATCAATAATATCTATTGTGTGACTATATTCGGCTTCTTGATCTAAAAAAAATACATTTACTTTTCTATTTCTTTTTTTAGCTTCTTCTAATGCTAAATGCAATAATACAGTACTGTCTTTTCCTCCAGATAGAGAACAACATATATTTTCAAATTTATCAAACATTAATGATATACGCTCTCTAGCACTTGTTAAAACGTCCTTATTAATATAAATCTTAACTCCTTTTTTCAATGCAATCAATCTCCCTTCTTAAAATTTTAGTGAATTCATCTAACTGTGTATATTCTTTTACCATGCGATTATATAGTAATTTAATAGCAGGAACATTAGGTTTAATAATATGTACTGTTGTTCCTTTATTTAATCGACTTAACACATCTGTGAACAAGTATGCTCTAGCTATCGGAACTTCACACAGTATTATATTTTTATAATTTTGTTCATCTCCGTTTACATCATAAAATGTTCTTACATTAACATTAGGAAATCGTTTTTTTAAATATTTATTATGAGTTTTTATGTTAGTATATAGTATCACTTCTCCGTTTATATCTTGCAATACCTCCCCTATTTTTTGGTAAACACTATCTCTCATATTTGAATAATCACTTAAAGCTGTAACAATAGGATTAAACCTATCAAACTTATTGAAACTTTCTTCTTTTTTCTTTTCATATCCATCTTTCTCTTCTTGAGTTAACACTACTTCATGAGTTTTTATATCAATTCCAGATAAGAATGATTGATATTCTTGATAGGTAATATCGCTCATTTTCTTAGCATTCAATTCAAAATCATGACTTCTCCATTGCTTATCTTGATATATTTCACTATTATTTTCCCTAAATGAATAATAGTGTTGATATCCAAGTATATTTCTATCAATATACGATAACGGAACATATAAGAATTCTATTTCACTAGCAAATGGCACGCTGTCAATAATTATTTTATTTGTATATTGTTTACTGATTTTACTCAATCTACTAAATTTAGCACTACTAATATTCTTATATCTTGCTGGACTATCCAGTATTAATAGGCTTTCTTCTCTTGCATAATTGATTAGATCATTACTCTTTGAAATATCTTCGTAGAAATGTACCTCTACACCTTCTAAAACATCTTTTAATTCATCATAAAATTTTTTAGGAAGCAAATAAACTATGTGATTATATTCAGTTTTCTTTTGTTTTATTATTTCTTTCTTTTTATTTAAAGTTTTGATGTAAAATAATCGCATGCACTATCCTCCTTAATCTTATCTATCAATAGCTCTTTTAAATTTCTTTTCTTTTCGTTATTTTCAAAGATCATATTGAATATACCTAAATTAGAAGTAAAATAAATATACTCAATATCTTTTTCTTGGCCCATTCTTTTAATTCTTTTAAGAGCTTGTTCTGTTTTTGCATAATCAAATGTTATACTACTAAATGCAATCTTATTACAAAATTGTAAATTCAAAGCATAAGCACCTGTTCCTAAAGTCATTACTAAAGGTTTATTATCTTTTTTAAAACTCTCTTTTATTTCAGAACGTTTACTTAATGGAGTATCACCTGTGATTAAATAGCAATTTAATAGATTAGCAATATTTACAGCTTCATTTACTAAAGTACAAAAAACTATTATCTGATTTTCTTTTTTTATAAATTCAGCTATTTCTACATGTCTTTTTTTATCATTAAAACAACTATAAGCTAGATTTTGAAATTGATCTATTATGCTTTCTCCCTTACTGATTGAATTCAGTAATTGTTGCTTTTTACGACTATAGCTTTCCCGTGCTTCTTCACTTGCGATTATTCTAATATATTTAATCTCTTCGTTTTTATCAAATTCAAACTCACATTCAAATATATACGGTGCTATCAGTTTATGTAAATAATCTATGTTAACATCAGAAAGCTTATAAAATTCTCTAGCTTTTTGAACTTTCTTCTTAAATGATATTCTCTTAAAAAATACATTTAAAAACTCTTGCTTACTCATCCCTATTATCTTGTCACTTAAAAAATTCATTTGATTATAAATGTCCCATTCATTTTTTGTTAATGGTGTACCATTTAAAATTAATCTGTAATCACTCATTTTAGCAATGTTCATAAGTCTTTTATATCGTTTTGTATCATCGTTTTTAATAAATATACTTTCATCAGCAACGATGAATAGCTTTTTACCTTCTATTTCTTCAAGTAATTCAACGTAAGTTTTATCACTATTTGATAACGTTTGATATCCTATAATTTTATAATCTATATCTAACGTCCATTTATTTATTTCATCTTGTAGATTGTCTTTTGTAGAAAAAGGACAGAAAAACAAAGCTAGATCACAATCTGTAGTTTTAATTAATTCTAACGCTACCCTAGTTTTCCCTGTCCCTTGTTCCATAAACAAAGCACCTACTTTTATTTTTTTAAACTTATCAAATGCTTGTTTTTGATTTTCTGTAAGCATACTAACGCTCCAATTCTGAAATTATTTCCACATTCTTGTTAATTTTAACAGGCTCTGTTATTTCTAAATAACTTGTGTCATCTTCTTCTGTAAGTTGATTAAAACATAACGCTAATTCTTCACCACATATTTCTTTAGTTGTTTTATCATTTTTAAAAATTTTAAATCTGAATTCATCTGTGTAAGATAAACTTAAGAAATATCCATTTCCTTTTTTTAACGGTCTAATTAATTTAGATGGATGCCAAAATTTATAATTTTTATAATATGAACTGTTGGGCAGTTTTATTAATACTGCCCTGTCAGTTTCATATTCAATGTTTTGCTTATTAAATTGAATTATTTTCCACATAATTACAGATACTCCACTACTGCTTTGTCTAATTTGTATCTGATTTTTTCACCGTTAAATTTTTCTAATTTCATATTCCATTTACAACCATCAATTGTAAATTCAATTACCTCATTACCTTGTTTAGAGATATAAATTCTTTTATCTTGTGCAATATCCTGAATATATTGAGGTTCATATCTAATTGTGTAAGGTTTAAAACTGTATTCTAGTTTATTATCTTTTACTTCTTTTACTAATTCCCAATCGACTAAAATAGCTTCTAAAACTTCTAAAATTGTTTCATCTTTTTGATTTCTATTGTCAATTTGATTATTTTTAAAATTAAAACTTTCTTCTAAAAAATCTCCATATATACCGTAAATTCCTGCGTTTGAAAAAGCAAATACTCCAGCAAAGTTTTTAGTGTCGTAGTTAGCTAAATATCTATTTATTCTTTTGTGTCTAAGGGCGAAGTTTAATTCGCCCCCATTTGTTACTGTTTCTTTCATTAAATTTAATATTTCTTGTGCTTTCATTTTCATTTCCTCTTATTTATCTTCTTCTTTTTTATATTTATAAAACATTGATTTTTTACCACATAATCTTATAAAATCATCTTGAATTATTTTAATTAATTCATTAGCTTTATCAAAATCTTTATCTAAGATACTTCTAACTATTTCATATACTCTGTCGTAAGTTCTAGCATCTTGATTATAACGTTGAATAGCTGTTCCAATATAAGCGTTTGTTTCATCATATAACCATTTTGTGAATTCTGGTAAGCAGTTGATTTCATTATTTTTGTATGCTCTATAAACAACTCCTGCTTCATATTTTGTAATTTGACCTCTTTTGTAAATTGTGTATGCCATGATGTTTTACCTCTTTCTTTATCGTACTTTAATTATATAACGCATGCGTTATTTTGTCAAGAGATATTTTAAAACTTTTTTAAAAAAATTGCATAAAAAAATAAGCCCCTACTATTAAGTAAGGGCTATAGTCATTATAATTTATTCAGTTAGTTATTTTTTTCTCCACGTTCCGTGAGTTTCAAATGTCTCTAGATCCATAGAAGCCACATAGCGTCTTACACCACTATTAGAAATGTAAGATAACCATTCATATCCATTAGCATTACAGAATTCCATGTAATTGAATTCTTCACCTTTTTCATATGAACCTACGATTTCTGCCTCTGTAGATGGTGCATTTCTAATATTAAGTTTATCTACTCCTACAGTATATGTGCGAACTTCAGGAAGTGAAATTAAATCAGAATTTTCTTCTACTACTTCGTTGTCATCTGTAGGATAGTAGAACCAACCTACAATACCATCAAAGTTACGTTCCATATAGCGTGCTGGTCCACCTACATATAATGCATCTGCATTACCATCAACGTTTTGCTCGATAGTCTTCATAGTGTAACCATCGCTATCTTCGATAACAACTCCAGTATGTCCGAACGGATGTCCATAGATATATGTAGTGTCCATCACAAAGACTGCTCCTGCTCGTGGTTTACTATCTAAGTTACCTACTTCATTATATTCTACTTTATATCCTAATGCAGCTGCACTATCTAATAAATCAATAGCATTACCCCAAAGTGTTTTTCCGAAAAATAACACTGATAGGTAGTTTGGTTCATCAACACATTGTGTTCCATAAACTCCGTCTTGGTCTACTCCAATACCTAAGTTCGCTATTCTTTTTACCTCGTTTATAATTTGACTTGTTTTTACCATTATTTATCCTCCGTTTTGTTTGTTGTATCTTCATTTTTTGATTGTTTATAAACTTGGTGTGTTCCAACGCTGGCAAGTCCTAAAAGTACTGCGTTAGTATCTTTAAAAATTGCCCAACCGATTAATCCACCTAATACTCCTAATATTTGTGGAATTAATTCAGTAGGAAATGATTTCCATTCTTTTAAGAACTTACCTAATAGGTTAAGTCCGAACACTATTCCTGTAATTAAAATTGGTTGTAATTGTTCCATTGTTTAGTCCTCCTATTTGTGTATTGGTAATGTTTTAAATCGGTTAAATAAGGTTTCTATCTTACCATTACCACCGATTTTCTCGTAGCTTTTGTATAAACCACTTAACTCTGATAAATCTTCGCTTGTTGTATATCCTCGATCTATTGCCTCACTAAATTCATTATGTAATCTATACGACATAATGCTTTTATTAGAATCTCTGTTCTGAAGTCCAATTTGAGTTACTTCATCGACTTTATCTTGCGTATTCTTTATTTCCATATTTACTCTATCGAGTTGCTTTTCCGTTTTATCTTGAATGCTTTTTACTTCGCCACTTAACTGTTCAAATTGTTTTGTGATTTGTTTGTTGCTGTTGTCAAACCAAATCTTAACTAATGGAATAATAGCTACAGTAAAAAGTTGCAATATAAATTGCAAAATATAGTTCGTCATTTAGACTACCTCCAAAAATGAACACGCTATTCAGCGTGCTCTGTACTTTCTGTAGTTTTTGGCGCTTCAGTTACTGTTGGAGTAACTGCCTCTTTTGGTGCTTCTTCCATTTTAGGTGCTTCACTTACTGGAGCAACAACTTCTTTTGGTGCTTCCTCAATTGCTTTTAATTCAGCTTCTTTTTTCTTAAACTCCTCAACTGCTAATCTAACCATTTCACGTAAGTTCCCAAAGTTAGGTACTTGCTCTAAAGTTTCAACCTCTGTAATAACCATTCTCATATGAGTTTGTACTAAATAATCATCTTGTTTAAATTTTGCACGTTTAAAACTAAATTTCATCTTAATTATCCCCCTCGCTGTGT